TATGTCTGAACCAGATCACTCTGCTGAGATCTACCTTAAGCGTATCGACGCTAATATAAAACTCATCCGTGAGATGCTCACTACCGTCGTCACCTACATGCGTGATGCCGAAAGCGAGTGCTCCGAGAAGATGCGCCGCTTCATCATGTACATGCATGACGTCCATGACATCGCACATCTTTATGAAGAACGCGGCCTTCCTGTCCCGCGCCACGTGATGGCCGAGTTAGAACGTTGTGACGATCGCTACCGTCAACTCCTCGAAGAGGCTCATACCGACGGCGGGACGTTCGAAAAGGTCCGTCGGGATATGGCAGAAGACCCGGCAAATCGCTGGGACCACACAAGGCAACTATCGAAACCAAAGGAGAATGGATCGTTATGAAACAAGGCAAAGCATCTATCTCAGGCTCGCATGACCGAAAGGTCGAGCCCTCCCCGAAGGGAGTCAACCCCGGAGCCGTTTCCTATCTAGGGGAAAAGCTCGGAAACCACTCCACTGACACAGGAGACTTCCCCATCAAATCCACCCCATGGTCAGATAGCCGGGGATATATGGCGCCCTCGATTGCATCAAAGCGCCATAAGAATGGTTCACAGGGAGAACACTAATGCGTTTTGATTTGAACGAAGTCTCTTCACTACTTCACATCCATGAAAAGGCTACAGGCCACCCTAAGCTCAAGCCCCTTGCGGATGCCGCTATGAAGCATCTTGAGACCTTGGCTGAAGAGACTGCGAAGCCTGAGCAAGAGTCTTTGGTTGATGCTAATCCGAAGGGACTTGATGATAATGAACCTGAACTTGAAGACGATGACGTTGATGCTGGCGGTCCTGCACCAACCAATCCCATAAGGAGACTCTAATGGCTCGCGAAATCCTTGGGGGCTTCGGCCCCAACTCTCGTCAACCCCAAGCACCTGCCGCTTCAAGCGGTGGGGTGATGCCGGGTGATACCAAAGACGTCCGCCGCTATGCTGAGCCGTGCGGACCTAAAGGCATCATGGATCCAAAATCCCCTGGCCTGCATGGTTCCAACCATGGCATCCAGAACGGCCCCGACCAAGGCGGTTCGCATAGCGGCTCGCCTGGCATCGGTGGAACCAACCACGGCTGTTGCGGATCACAAGGCAAATACTAAAAGGCACCGCCTATGTCCGCTCAAGTTGATATGGCTAACCGCGCGCTCCAAACTTGGGGCTCGCGGACTACCGTCACAGCCGCACAACTCGCGGCCAACTCTTCCAATGAAGCCATCCAGTTCAACATAATCTACGCCCCCTTTCGTCGTCGTCTCCTCCGGCTAGCGCCTTGGAATTGTTCATTTAATACAGCCAACCTCACCTATATCACCTCCGTCCCTGGCACCCCAGAGAACACATCCGCGGCAACTCAACTCTGGACAAAGGGCCAACCGGCCCCGCCCTTTGCTTATGAATATCAATACCCAGTTGACTGCTTGCGGATGTGTTGGGTCACGCCCCAAACCGCAACCGGCTTCGCTTCAGGCGTCCCCATAACCACAGCCGTAACTGGCGGTTCCCCTTCATTCTGGCAAGGTCCTCCAGTTAAATACAACGTTGCTGTGGATCAATTCTTCGGTGTCCTTTCCGCAGCTATTGCAGCAGGAGGCTCAGGCTATGCCGTCGGCGATACTATCACTCTTGCTCAAGCCCCTTCCGGCACCGCTCCAGTTGGAGCCCCAGTGGTTCTTCAGGTTCTTACTATCGGCGGAGGCGGTGCTATTGCTACTGTTAGCGTTGTCAATGTCATCCGAGGGGCACCCACACTCATCGGTGGAAGCTACTTCGCGATCCAAGCCAACCCTGTGGCACAAGGCTCCACTTCGGGCGCAGGCATTGGTGCGACTTTCACCCTTACCCAAGCCGCGGCTGCTTCCGACCAAAGAGTGATCTTGGCGAACCAAGAGTTCGCTATCGGCAACTATGTCAAAGACGTCTCTGACGAGAACACCTTTGATGATGACTTCGTCGAAGCTCTCTCCCTCATTGTTGGTTCCCGTCTCTGCATCGCTCTTAGCGGAGACAAGACCCTCGCGAATATGAAGATCCAAGAAGCTAATGCAATGGTTGTTGAAGCACGTGGTACTGACGCCAATGAGGGATTGAAGGTAAACGATGTTACCCCGGATTGGCTTCGCGTGCGAGGGATAGATTTTATCGAAGACTACTCGGGACCTTACAACACAGGATTCAATTGGGGGGCTTTGTGGCCCGGATATTAAGGAAAGCGGCATGTACAAACCAACAACGATCTGTGGTGAGCGAGCTAAGAAATATCTCTTGGCGCTTATTGAAGATATTGATCAGGGCGAGATAGCCGATCTCATTATTATTTACAGTGACATTAATAAAAGTTGGGGTACCGGCCCTGGCTCTTCAACTCCAGATGGTATGACACACAAGCTTAAAACACAATTATTGCGCCACGCTTTAGAACGCTCAGAGAGTTGGGAGCGGTTCTTTGATAGTGATGAAGGCAAGAAGTTGCAATGTCTGATAACGTAATCCAAACCTCCTTCAACTCTGGTGAGTGGTCACCTTCCCTTTACGCTCAGGTAAACCTGAAGCAGTACCACTCTGGCGCTACGCTATTGCGGAACTTCTTCGTCGATACCCGAGGAGGCGCAACCACCCGTCCGGGTACCAAGTACATTGCCGCATGTAAATCTAATGGCATCGTCCGTCCCATTCCCTTTCAAGCTTCATTCACCGTTTCCTATCTCTTGGAATTTGGTCAGGGCTACGTTCGATTCTTCAATAATGGCGCACCTGTCCTCGAAGCCGGGAAAGCCATAACCGCCATAACTCAAGCCAACCCCGGAGTCATAACCTCCAATGCTCATGGCTACTCCAACGGTGATTGGATCGTCATCTCAGGCGTTGTAGGGATGGTCTTACTCAACGGCAATACCTTCATCGTCGCCGGTGCAACCGCTAACACCTACACCCTTACCGATCTCTTTGGCACTGTCATCAACACTACTTCTTATGGCACCTACACTTCTGGTGGAATCACTCAACGAGTCTATACCATAGTCTCACCCTATCAAGCCTCAGAAGTCTTCGGCATCCGTTACACACAGAACGTAAACCAACTCATCCTTTGCCATCCAAACTACCCTCCATATGCCCTAACCTTGGTCACAGCCACTAACTGGACCCTGGCTTCAATCACCTTCGGCTCAACCGTTACATCCCCAACAGGACTTTCAACCGCAACGTCCTTATCAGCCGGCGCGGTTTTCTACGCCTATGTTGTAACAGCTGTGGACGCCTTTGGGCAAGAATCTGCCCCATCAGCATTTGCTACATTATCAAGTTTCCAGGACATTCGTTCTGTTGCAGGAACCATCACCGTCTCATGGAGTACTGTAGCTGGCGCTATTAGCTACAACGTTTATCGTGCTCAGCCACGCTATAACGTGGCTGTACCAGCAGGCTCTGACTTTGGCTTCGCCGGTAACTTAACCGGCACTACGTTTGTAGACTCAAACATCAACATTGATTTCAGCCAAGGTCCACCAATACCAGTAAACCCCTTTGCCGGATCTGGAGTCCAAACTATCACAGTCACTGCGGGGGGCACTTATCAGAATACAAATCCGATCCCAACTGTATCCTTTACCGGTGGTGGTGGTAATGGTGTTACAGCCATTGCTACTGCAACTGGACAGAGTATCAGTCTGGCTAATGGTGGTAGTGGCTATCACGTTGGTGACACTGTAACATTCCCAGGCAACATTCTGATCCGTGTTGCTGCTGTGAATAACTTTTTTACTGGTGTTATCACTGTTATTACCATTTTATCAACAGGCAGTCTAAATTCCGGAACCGCCACGCCAAACGTACCTAGCGTCGCATCATCTACATCAGGCTCTGGAGTTGGGGCACAGCTTAACGCAAGCTGGGCGGTTGTAACCGTACCCGTAACAAGTCCGGGTGCTGGCTATTCCACACCGCCAACGGTAGTCTTCTCTTCAGGTGCAGCCGCAGCTACCGCCATACTTGGCGCAGCTTCAGCAGGTAACCCAACTGTTCCGGCATTGGCCAACCAGCGGCTTATCCTCGCCGGTCCTGTAAGCTCCCCCGGACAAATCAATGCCTCACAACCCGGAGCATACACTAATTTCAATATCAGCAGCCCAATCCAACCCGATGATGCTATTCAACAAACCTTAGTCGCAGGACAGTTAAACACAATCCAAGCCATGATCCCGATGCCTGCTGGCCTCATTGTCTTTGGTGACCGTCTCGCTTGGCTCGTTAATGGGGGCAGTGCCGGCTCACCCTTTAGTGCCACTTCGCTTGTAGCCAACCCTCAAGCATACAACGGCTCCTCCCCTCTCCCTCCAATCGTCGCCACCTCCGATATCCTCTATGTTCAAGCCAAGCAATCCATCGTCCGCAACTTAGTTTATAACTTCTACACCAACGTTTACACAGGTACTGACATCTCTGTCTTATCCAACCATCTCTTTTATGGTTTCACTCTTGTTCAATGGGCTTGGGCTGAAGAGCCATTCAAACTTGCTTGGGCCGTCCGAAACGACGGTCAGCTTTTATGCCTTACCTTCCTAAAAGACCTCGAAATCATTGCTTGGACACACTCTGACACTCAAGGTGCATTCAAGGGTGTAGCCACGATAACCGAGTTCACCTTTTCCATAGGCAACGTTGATGCTGTTTATCATATAGTTCAGCGGCAGGTTCAAGGCGTAACCATGAACTATATCGAGAGGTTTGTAGAACTGGCCTATCCTAATGATTACCAATCCTCATGGCAAGTCGATGCGGGGATTGGATATAATGGTGCAGCTGCAACTATCTTCGGTGGCGCCCAACACCTCGGTGGCATGGCTGTTACAGGTCTAGCCGATGGAGTTGTCATCAACTTCATAATGCCTGTTAATGGCATATTCCAATTTGGTGCTGGTGGCACTACAGGCCTAACCACTATCCCCAATGCTTCAATCGTAACTATAGGCCTTTCTTTCCTTCCACAACTCGGCACCCTTCCCTTAGATCTCGGCGAACCCACAGTTCAAGGAAAGCGAAAGAAGGTCTCGGCCGTCACCCTTCGGGTCCGTAATACTCTTGGTCTAACCACTGGGCGTAACTTAGATACAGGCGTCCCAATGCAAGACCTTGTACTTGGCAATGTTGGAACCATGTCTAACCAAATCGTCTCAGGCCTCGTGACTGGTGACGTTCGCACCATCGTCGACCCGCAATGGGATGTCTTTGGTCAATACTATATCCAACAACCCAACCCCTATCCGGCTTCCATTCTAGGCGTGATCCCAGAGATCGAACTTGGGGATACAGGGAAATGACCACTATTATTTCAAAACTAGAAGGCCCTCTTTCGGAAATAATCTTGGCTGAGTTCGGCAAGATTCTCTCTGATCATGAAATGGAAATACTTGATCAATCCCAAGTCTTGGTGAGGTTTGGGTTGGCTACGTTGACGGACACTTCGTCTGCTGTTGGGGTCTTATCCCGCCTTCATTCCTTTCCAATCAAGCCTATATCTGGATGTGGGCCTCAGAAAAGGTCCCGCATCAATTTCTGTTCGTTCGTCACTCTCAACTACAGATGAATAAGTTCCTTGAACGTTATGATTCAATTGTGGGTCAATGCAGTCTTGAAAACGGCTCAGCACAGCGCTGGCTTCATTGGCTTGGTGCTGAGTTTGAGCCTCCTGTGAATGGCTTACGCCCCTTCGTTATCAATAGGAGTGCCTAATGGTCGATCCGATCTCTGCCATAGCTATTGGCAGTATGGCCGCTACCGCTGGTGGAGCAGTCATCTCGGGTATCGGCGCCGAGAAGTCAGGCCAAGCCAACGCAGCTGCCTACCGCTATAAAGCTGGCGTGGCTCTTCTGAACAAACAGATCAATGAACAAAACGCTGCTTGGGCTACCCAGGCCGGAGGAGCTAAAGCTGAAGTTGAAGGGCTGAAGTCCCGCGAAGCCATAGCCTCAACAAAAGTCGTCCAATCTGCCTCCGGCTTTGATGTGAACTCCGGCTCAAACGAAAAGGTCCGTGAGACCCAAACCGATGTGGCTCAATATGATCAAAACGTCATCCGTTGGGACGCCGCCAAGACCGCTTGGGGCTATGAGACCAAAGCCACTACAGACGTGGCCGAGGCCAACCTAGATCAGATGGCCGCGAAGACCTCCGAAGAGGCTGGAGAGTTAGGAATGTGGGGATCCTTCATCTCCGGAGCGGGGAACGTTACTGGGAAGTGGATGCAGGGTAAGAGCACAGGAGCATTTGGTTGATGCCACAGGTCCCCGGTTTAGTCCCTGACCAAACTCCCTCTCTTGGCGGCAGCCCTGATGTTAACTTGGCTGTGCCGGTTGATGCCTTTGGCGGTGCGGTAGGTCACGCCCTCTCCGGTCTTGGCCATGACATCGAAGGTGCCTCAGACAAGATCTGGGCGCAAGCGATGAATATGCAGAACCTCCAGAATGAAACGGAGGCCAAGTCTGCTGACGCCGATTACATGATGAAGGCGGGGATGCTTCACGCGCAGTTCAACGCGAAGGAAGGAAACCAAGCTTCGCCTGAGGCCTTACAGGCGCACATCCAAGAACTCCAAGACCTTCGGGTAAAGACCCGTGGTGGCCTTTCCAACCCTATGGCTCAGAAGCTCTTCGATGGCTCCTCCCTTTCGTTTATGGGCCGGACCATATTCAATGCCGCCGGTCATGCCGCTCAGCAAACCAAAGTCGCCGCAAACAACGCCTCCACTGCTCGGGTACAGGCCACACAGGAAGCAATCTCTGCCTCGCCCGCTGATGACCTGACCTTCCTGCGTGGTAAGCGGGCTATCGAGAGCGAGGTTGAATCCCAAGGCCGGAACTCTGGTTGGTCTCCTGAGCAAACTGAAGAAACCTCAAAGCATGTAGTGTCCGATACCATTGCAAAACGTGCCACCACTTTGGCCAAGACTGATCTATTCGGGGCCCAAACGCTGTATGATCAAGGGGTAAAATCCAAAGCCCTCCTGCCCCAGGATGCAGACAAAGTCTCAAACACACTTCAAGTCCAGTTCCGTAATCAAGGCTCACGGATCATTTCCGATACTGTGCTTGGCGACAGGCGTAGTGGTGATGAAGAGAATATTCCGGCACAGGACTACATCGACCGTGCGATGAAGATGGTTGATACCGACCCACGATTCAAATCCGCCGCAGCTGCCGACCCTCTATTCAAAGACTTTGTGCGTGAGAAGATCACTTCCCAATACAATCGCCAACGAGCAGTTGAAACTGACGCTGATAATATGAACGTCCGGACCATCGGCCAAGCCATGATGAAGGCCAATCAAGAAGGCCTGCGTCCTTCTACTGTAGAACAACTCCTTGCGGTTGACCCTGCCGTAGGCCCGGTCTGGGATGAAATCTCACGCAACCCCAAGCTCCAGATGAGTTTCCTCAAGACCCTTGAACACAACGCTACCGCGCCACATATTGCCCCATCCCCCGAGAACCTGGCCCTACATCATGCCGCAATTGATCAGGCCAACACCGGCTCTCAGGAACAACAAGCCGAGTTCATGTCCCATGATTGGGCCAACGAAACCAAGATGACCTACGCTCAGCGAAGTCAACTCTTGGACTTGCAGAGCCGAAAGCTGAAGGCGGGTGAAGCCAATATCACCGCGGATCCTCGGGTTGGTCGGGCATTAGGAATCCTCGACCAAGAGATGTTCAACGCTGGTATTACAAAGACCGGCAGCCCTGACAACTATCACGCCCTTCGTGGGGCTCTCCAATCTGAATTGATTCAGTATCAAAGTGATAACAAGAAAATGCCAAAGCCCGAGGAAATCCTCGAGATGGGCAAGAATCTCATGAGATCCCAGACCATCAAAGGTGCGGGGTGGTTCGGGTTTGACGCCAACACTCCGGTGTATCAAATCCCAATTACCGATGAAGACAAAGCCCCAATCGTCAAAGACTACACCGCGAAGTTTGGCAAGCCTCCAGGTGATGCCATGATTGAACGTATCGTTCGTGCTCAACACTACAAACAATTCTATGGTGGTTCCGTCAAGAAGGGCAGTGAATGAGTGCGGTCGAAGACTATTTCGAAGACTCACAGCTTGAAGCCAAGCAGGCTAATTACATCTCTCAGGATGACAATCCTGATGAGGCCTCAGAGGCTATAGAACTCTCAGATAGCACTGGTGTTCCTGCTGCGGCAATCCACAGCAATCTTGAGGATTTTAAGCGTCAGCATAAGCTTGCCCTCGGCAACGCCATTATCAATGATAACCAGTATATTCAAGAATACCTAAACTCTCATCCCCTTGCGGCAAGTGTCTCTCAGGATGACCTTGGTCAGCTTGATGTAGCTTCACAATCCATGTCCAACATTGGAGGGAAGACAGGACTCCAAAAGTGGCTGGATGACGATTCCATCTCTCAATCCTTCCAAAGGGGTTTCGGCGACCAGCCCTTTGGGCAGATGTTATATCAAAACCCAATAGAAGCCCAAAGGAAACATGATATTGATTGGGCCTTAAGTAATCCGCTTGTTGCCAGCACACTCGGTGCTGCATCAATGCCCATCGAAGCCCTTTCTCGTGTAACTGGCGGCATGCTGCGTATGGGCTTCGATGGCATGTCAGCGATCTTCGGAGAAAGCGCCGCTCGGGACCTCACGGCGATGGCCGAACTGGCCATGATGCGGGGGGACATCGGCGTTAAGTCCGCAGGAGGTGGAGCCTCGGGTCCTCTGGCCCGGATGGAACAGAACACGAAGCTGTTCAAAGACCTCCACAACGCCCTTCAGATCGCTGATCACTACACTGAAGGCCCATATAGAGGACCATCCTTAGGCCCATTACAGCGTGAGCCTTCAGCGCCAATCTCTGAAGGTGAACCCCCTCCAGGTGTCCACCCCCTCATCGACACCGCTAAAGTAGAACAGGCCAAAGCCGATGGAAAAGCCCTCAAGGATGCCCTTTCCGAATCCGCAAAGTCCGCCACCCGCGACCGTAGTGCAGATTACTACTCAAGATTTGCACGAATTAATGAAGCTGTGGGTGATAGAGAAATTGGGATTGACGCCGAAGCAGTGCGAAAGCTTTACGGCGATAAAGTCCCCGAGGTTGGCGATAATATCCTTGGCTGGGTTCCTGATCTTGCAGGGAAGCTGGCAGCTGCTGAAGGCATTGGTGGTGATATCCGTGTGCCTCTGGCTGATTATCTCGCTAGGGTAGATCCGGATGTAGCGAAGGAGTTGCATGATCATCTGAGGCTTCGCGACGGAGGGCTTACGGTAGAAGAGACCCGTGGGCTTCAGTCGAAGGAAGTCATCGCCGATCCGCTCCAACTCGTCCGCGGAGTTGGAGGGCTTGAGCCACAATTCTCCCTCGGAGATCGTAAGGTCACCATTCAGCGGATGGGAGAAGAGCCGGGCGCAGCCAAGGGACCCTTTGGTCGCGAAGCGGGCTTTCATGATTTCGATCTTCTAGACGAAAGCGGGAAGAAGATCGGCTTTATGAACCTAAGCGAAGCCAAAGGAGGGAAGCAGATCTACGTCGAGATGATTCAAGCAGGCAAGACCGATAAGATGTACGACCCGAACTTCCTTGGGCCTGGGATCATCCGTGATCTTCGAAGACAGATCAAAGCTGAGTTTCCTCAAGCTGAGACCATTACCGGCCATCGCGTTAGCGGCGCACGGGAAAAGGCCGGGGTGGAAATGACTGCGGCTATGCCAGTCATCAAGCTCTCACAGGAGACTGAAGGCTGGGGGCATGTAGATGCTTCACCGAGCTTGCGAGAACTCTTCGCGGAGATTGGAGGTCAATCTATCGACCAGACATACTCTACTTTCCACTACGGCCCGGAACTTGAGCAGCATAAGGTTCAGTTAGACGCCGCGATCCGTGATGAGCTTGCTCGGATCACTCCGAAGCAGGCACAGGTCTTCACCCCGGATCAGATCTCTGCCATTCCTGAACGCCCTGGCTTTGCCCGTCGTGGGTTTCACCAACAGTTCAAGGAACAGGACCCTTGGATTGTCGTTGCTCTTGATAGCCCAAACGCAATGGACGTAGCCCGACACGAGGCGGTTCATCATCTACGACAGCAAGGGTTCTTCACCGAAGGGGAGTGGTCTACACTTGAACGGGCCTCGCGGCAGAATGATTGGACCAATCTTCACAATATCGAAGCTCGTTACAAGGAGTTCCCTGAAGAGGTTAAGTTAGAAGAGTCCATCGCCGAGGCGTACCGTACTTGGAAAGGCGCGACTGATAAGAAGGCGTACCCTCCTGGGATCAACGCTATATTCCAAAAGCTCCAAGACTTCTTCGAAGCGCTGCGCCTACGCGTGAAGGAGATCACAGGGAAGGATCTCTCGTGGGATGAGATCTTCCAGAAGGTTGATACCGGAGAGGTCGGCTCCCGTGAAGGCAATGCGCCACTTAAGGAAGGGGCGTTTCGGCCTCAGGCCATGGACGAACCCATTGAAGGGATCTTCGATAAAGGCAAAGCCATGGGCGTCACCGAAGCCCACATGAACCGGATGCTCAATCTGATCGCGAAGCGCAACGCCGAAGACCTCGCGAAGGCTACCGCTAGGGCCGAGAAGCAACAGAAGCGTTATCAAACCGCGGAGTGGAAACAACGCCGAACTGACATCCGGGACGAAGTCCGTGAACAGCTTGCTTCACGCCCGGACTTAGCCACTGACGAACTCTTCGCCAAAGGCGGGATCAAGCTTCACCCCGATTTCCTGAGTGAAGAACAAAAGGCCTCTCTCCCCAAAGATTACATCCAAAAGAAAGATGGAGTTAACCCTGATGTCCTTGCACCTTACTTCGGGTACACTTCTGGTGACGCCCTTGTCGAACGTCTTGGTATGCTTACCACCGACCGTAAATCAGCTGGTATGTCTCAACGAGACTACTTTAACCGCCTCGTCGATGTTGAGACTGACCGCAGACTCAACGCAGAATTTGGGGACCTTGGACAGAGCATTATGGATGCGGCTAAAGAGCAGGCCTATTCGGAAACTGCGGTCAACCAGATCCACGAAGAGACCTTAGCCTACGCCCTTGCGGCTGGGGTGAAACCGAAGTTCACCAAGGAAGACGTCACCGCGATGGTGAAAGGTCAATTCGACAAAACTCCCATAGGCCAAATCAACTCCGACCGCTTAATTCAAACCTCAGGCAAGCTCGAACGTAAGGCTGCTGAGGCTGGGTCGAAGGGTGATTGGGTCGAGGCCTATCGGATTTATCAGCAGAAGCAATACGCTGTCGTTGCCACGAAGATGGCTATTGAGTATGAGAAGCTTCAGACCCAACTCGATCGCACCGCTAAGACCTTCCGCAATCGTGAAGTCGGGAGTGTTGAACAGCCGTACACCAATTGGGTCCATGACCTCCTGGCCCGTGTGGGTATGGGCAGCAAAGAGTTTCTTCGGGGTGACCTCATAGACCGTATTGGTCGTCAGCCTCAAGACAATCTGAAGGACTTCGTTCAAGCCAAAGAGGCTGAATGGATGGGCAACCGAACCCTGCCGATCGCTGACATCTTCACCGCTCCTGCCTTTCAAATCAAGCTCAAGGACCTTCCTTATGCAGACTTTAAAGAGTTCAAAAACGCTATCGACCTTTTGGTAAAGGCCGGGCGGGATGAGAAGAAGATCTATAGTGAAGGCGGGGATGCTGATCGAGCACAAACCATTGGCGAGATGCGTGAGAAGCTAAAGACCTTCCCACAGCAATTGCTTCCTGATGAGCGGAATTGGCTTCAGGAAAAAGCGCAGCAGCCAAAGAAGTTCGTCGCGGGCCTGACCGCCATTCCAACTCTACTCCGGCGTTGGGAACGTTACGACCCACGAGGGATCTTCAGCCGTTATATAACCTACCCTATGCGCGAAGCAGACAACACTCACAGCACCCTTCAACGGGAAGTATCCAAGTCCTTAAAGGAAGTAGGCCCAATCAAAGACTCCGAGAAACTAGTCGACTCTCCCTTCAACGATCCGAAGACCCGTACTGAGGAGAACCCAGATGGCACTCCATGGAACGGTTTCATGCGGAAGCACGTGCTAGGAATGCTGGCACATGCCGGTAACGCCAGCAATTGGCGGGTGCTTGCACAGGGCTATGGCGCCGACCCTGTAGCGTTGATGAAGTGGCTGGAGGCACACACCACCCCTGAGGACTGGGCTCAAGCACAGAAGCGTGGGGATCTAATCTTCAAACAATTGATCAAGAAGTCCGATGGAGTCTACGAACGCACTGAAGGGGTACCTGTGGAGAAGATTCCCCTCGAGCCCATCACCAATGTCCACGGCAACTTCGCCGGTTGGTACCACCCTCTTGACGCGGATCCGATCCGGAAGGAAGTATGGACCAAGGACGAAAATGGTCAATGGTCCCGAAACACAGTTGGACGGCGTGATAGTGTCTTAGACAAGTATGGTAAATCCTACGCCACCACTGCCAACGGCTACACCAAGAAACGCTCAGGCGCGGTGTACCCCTTGGACCTCGACATCACTGCGATGAATGGAACCATCAACCAGATGATTCAAGATATCGCCTATCGAGAGCCCCTGCTAGAGATCCAGAAGATCTTCAAGAACGAAGCCTTCCGGAATGAAATCGATAACCACTACGGGGTCCACTACAAAGATCTCCTCGACCCCTGGCTTCAGCGTATGGCAGGTCAAACCTCCATCCCTAGCGCTACTTGGAAATGGGCGGGAGAGTGGAGTGAGTATTTGAGGCAGAATGTGATCTCCACGTACATTGGGGGTAACATTTACACTGCCCTCAAGCATGGGCCTACGGCACTTGTTATGTCTTCGCGGGTGGTTGGAGCAAGAGAGTTCCTACCTCAGTTTGGCAAGCAACTAGTTGAGCGCCTAGCGGGAGACCCCTTACGGAAAGCGATGGAATTGGTAGGGGCACAGAACTACGCCGAGGCCGTTAAGGCACTCTATGCTCAAAGCCCTGAACTTGGTCTAACAATGTCCGAGTTCGCAATGAAATATGGCGAATCTCTTCAACGTCGTGAGCGGCATTGGCAGGATACCATTGCCGGGGAGACCAAAGAACTGAAAGGTGAAAGTACCCTTCGGGAGAAGATCATTCAAAAGGGTTCCTGGTTGGTGGCTCAATCAGACATGCTCTCGGCAAAGCCCACGTGGGTCGCGGAGTTCAACAAACGTCAACGGGAGGGCCTGAGCTTTGGGGAATCCGTGAACCTCGCCGATGATGCAGTCACCCGAGCCCACGGCACAACTGGTCGTGCCGACATTCCAGAATTAGTCGCGGGTGGTGGACCCGTTCACGGCTGGCTTACCTCAGTCTACGGCTTCATGGGCACCCGGATGCAGCGCATGATTGAGATCGGTCACCAACTAAATGACATCTATGATCTTGGAAAAGAGAAGGAACTCAATGAAGCCTTTAAGCGAGCGCCGAAGCTCCTTGGAGACCTGATGACCTTCGCCGTGTGGCCGATCATTGTAGAAGAAGCTGTGGTAGGGCTTGGCACCGAAGATCGCCAAACTGTTCTTCAACGGCTGGGAGGTGGCATAACTTTAGGAATGTCTAGTTCAGTGCTTTATCTTCGTGATTTTATTCACGGTCTCACTTCAGGCCACGAACCTGGAGTTGGGTTGTTGTCTTCAGCCGGGCATGATGCGGCCACCGCCGTTAAAGACCTGATGAAGGGCAAAGAAGCCTTTAGCAAACAACACGCAGGGAAGACCGTTGCCGATATTCTAACGCTATTGGGGGAAACTAAAGGCATTTCCCCGAAGGTTGTCGGCAACGCCGCCCGGTTCGGTATCGATCTTGTAAACAAACAAACCCATCCCCGCTCCGCTTCTGAAGTCTTCCGTGGTGTCACCCGCGGCATCACCAAACTGAGGGTAGAGAAATGACTGATTTTCCAGAAGTGATCCCAGAAGACGCCGTTTGTGATGCATGCAAGGAGCCGATTGGAATGCACCCAGCTGCTTGTGCACAGGCCGTTCAAGATGATGAAGGGAATGAGATAATTGATGCCCCCTTCGTGTGGTTTCACAAGTCCTGTTTGGGGGTTGAGAAATGACCGACGTTATGCAATATGTCTGGCCTCTTACAGTCTTAGTGATTTTCTTGGGAATGCTTGCGGTTGTTTGGCGGGCTCTTACTATCGCACATGACTTGGCAAAGATCGTTCTCCAGGCAGGGCTGACTCCCCCACCAACGATTCAAGTACCCAAGCCAATACCCCATCCTGTTCAAGCCCCACCCACACCACAAGGCCCAATCTCCACACAGCCTGTGGACATAGTTGACCAAGGCCTCGTTGCCTTCGTGAAGAAACAAGAAGGCTTCCAGCCCAAAGCCTATTGGGACTACAAGCAATACTCAATCGGCTATGGCACCAAGGCCAACTCTGCCACCGAAGTCATAACCGAAGCTGAAGCTTTAGCTCGACTAACCGTGGAAATCGACAAAGCTTATCAACTGGTCAAACCAATTCTTCCCTCAAGCACACCAGTTGGTATTGAGCAGGCTCTTGTCGACCTCACCTACAACGCCGGTCCCGGCTGGGAGCACGCTTCGCTTGGCGCGGCTGTAAAAGCTGGGAAATGGGACACTGTCAAAGCAGACATCCTCCAGTACAACCACGCTGGCGGGCAGGTGAACGCAGGGCTGACCGCTCGGCGAGAGGCTGAAGTAACGTGGTTTGACCATCCACTTTAAGGAGAGAATGATGACTGATCTTAAAAGTATTGGGGCTGAAGCTGAGAAAGTAGTTGAAGGTGTGATGAAGGTGGAACCTACCATTGCTACCATCGTCGGTATGTTCGTTCCGGGCGCCGCACCGGTTATGGCGGTGGTCCAACCTGCTGTTCTGGCCGCGGCTCCGTTTGTGGAGAAGGCCTTGAACGATCTCGCCGCGGGGAATAATGGGGATCTGATGGAGTCGTTTATTCAACTCCTTCAGCACCTATCCCCAAACCACCACAATTCACCAATCCTAACCAAGTATGTATCGACCGAAATTGGCACCGGTTAAATAAATCTAGGGTGAGGTTTGTTGCCTCACCCATTCACTCAAGGAGGGCTGGGATGACAAGCGAAGCATGGATTGCACTTGGGGCTTTGGTGTTTACCATCCTCGCGGCTACAGCGGCGGCGGTGATTTTCCTATCCGGAAGTAAGAATGAAATCCTTCAGCGGATGGCGGATGATAAGGAATCAATTGATGAAGAGCTTATGGCTCTACGAATGTCCGCCTATGAGGAATACAAAACCCTTCGCCGTGAGATTGGTGAAGCTACTTCCGTGGCCAGAGTGGAGTTTGGGGAAACCATTCTTGCAATCCGCGAGAAGATAACTCAGGTAGAGCTTTGGACACGGGATCAATTAAGTGAAACGCGTCATACTATTTTAGGCGGGATGGATATGCGTCATTCTATAGTGACTGAAGAGATGGAAAAGATTGAAGGGCGTATACGTTTGTTGGAACTGTTTAATGCTGGACAAGGCTACAAGCCGGGCTAAATCAAACTCCCATCCTCATCCACATCTGGAACCTCGGCCTTGAAGAATCTCTGTCCGGTGCGGAAGTCCTGTTTCACTACTTTAAGCCTTCCCCCCATTATCATAATCTGCACCACTCTCTCTATAGAGTGAAGCGGCACCCGGTCCTTCGCGAAGTTGATAATCTTCCTTTCTATCACAGGACCCCGTACCTGCATCGTCAAGACATGGTGGAAGATCTCATCCATCGCTTTCGCATCCGCGTTCCCCGCACCGGCCTTGAAGATATCCGGCATTTGTCGCTCAGCTTCAGTCATCCAATTCATCGCTCGGTTGAAGTCGTCTCTGGTGAGCACCAATAAATCAGATCGTTCAATCGCTGACACCATACTGAGCTTGTATAGGTGGACTCGCCTGCGGGTTCCATAATGTATAAGTTTGGGGTGTGACACAACTGGCGGTTCTCCAAGCTTCCTCCATGTATTAACGCAGTCTCTGTACTCTTCTGTAACCTTGAACTGGCCCACCAAGCCGCTGATAGATTTAAGATCATGGATAAGATCAAGGCTGAGGGAAGTATCCACGCCTGGAGCGAAGTCGTCGCCGATCGTTCGTTCATCTGAAAACACCATTATGATTCGAGAGGTGAAACCCTGTTCCCATGCCGTTTCAGGCATGTAATGGAGAAGGTTGGAGGGGGTTGTACCGACGATGAGATTGAGTTGGGGCCGTTTCATTTTGATATTAAGGTCGTTGTTTCTTCGGGTCTGGCCGTAGGCCTTAGGGTCATAGAAAGCGGACATCGTCCCGATGGCTTCTTCGTCATAGGCTTTCATAAAAGCTGAAAGCTCATCGGCGGTTATGTACATAGAGTTGTATTCAATCGGCCCGTCCGGTTCTGGAAGCATAGCAGTGCGCTTGTTTTTGGTAAGCGCATCGATCATTGAAGAGGCCGACATAGAAGTAGGGGCCATCGGCGACCCTTCTAGTGTCATATAGTAATCGCGAGCGCGATAGATGGATCTTGTTTTGCCTGTGCCCGGATGCCCTATAAGCGCGCAGTATAGATTCGCGTGGAGCTTATCCCCTCCGGAGACAACATAAACGCGTTGCTCCACCGTAGCCGCGACCATAGAAATCGCGGCCCATTTCCTAAAGATCCGCGGGCTCTCAAGGGCCTCAGTGCTTTCGATGAAGGAGTCTATGAACGACCGACACTTTCGGCTGGCGTCGCCGTTCGTCATGGCCTTCGTAGTCTTTGAGGCCGTCGGGATTCGCTTCAGCATTCCAGTCACCTTTGTTCCACCCTGTTTTGCAGTCATAGGGAATGCTTAGCGTACGGTCGTGCTGAAGCGGGAGTTCCTCCACGAGCATTTCTTGAAGCTTTGGAACAATGACATCTTCATCTTCTTCCTTATACATGAAAGTAAGGGCATCGTGATCTTGCATCATTATGAGACAAGGGCGCTTGCGCCAGATATGGAGCATGGCACGGTTTACGATGTCGGCAAGTGATCCTTGAGGATTATATGCAATCGCTTCCCTGAGGGTAGCTGGATCATTCCTACGTCCAAAGAACCATCTTTTTCGTCCAGTAAGCGTTGTAAGCCACCCGCATTGTCGTAACTGGTTATCAGTCCAACTGTGCCATCGAAGGTGGGCTGGGAATGCAGTGAAGTATTTGGGCTGAAATCCAATGACGACCGGCTCGGGGAGGTTGGTTTGCATGGCGAGGGTTTCGGATTGTCCTCCGTAGTTGCTTCCGTGTCCGAGCTTCTTGCACATGAAACGGTATGAGTAATGACGATAGAATGGCTGTTCAGCGATAGCTTTGTCTCTTCGAAGATCACCTGTCCAACCAAGTCCTGGCCAACATATTCTAGCAACAGCTGTGTGCACGTCCCCAGACTCGACGGCATCTAAATATCTCCAATCATCGAAGAGGTTTCCCTCGATGGCTCCGACGCAATAACTCTCTCCTGCCTTGGCGTCGAACTTGGCAAACTTCCATCCCCAATCACTGATGAAAACGCTTCTAAGGCTTTCCTCCACGTTCTGTAGATTTCCGCCTGTGCCAAATTCCGAGTAGCTAGAGCTAAAGCGACCAGTATTTGTTCCTGAGATATTGTAGCTTGTTCTAATTCGTCCATCTGGATCGACTCCGGTTTTGAGGAAATCTATCTTCTTCTGAATCTCACGCATGGTTAGAAGGTGGTTTACGATAGGGCGGGCCACTAGGAAGATCTGCATCTTCTCAAGGGCCTTGTGGTCCGTGGTAGGGCGGCCTTGTTTGCGGATGGTGGGGATCCCGAGGTAGTCGAAGAAGAGCTTTTGGAGGTCGGGGTTGGAGCGCCAAGAGAAGGTTGGCATACCGACTCCATCGAGGACTATTTGCTCTAGTTGTCCTTCGAGTCGATCAATAACCTCATAGTACTCATCAATGACGTCTTGCCGCCTTGATTGATCCACCAAGATACCCCGCAGTTGCATTTCCAGAACGGGTCCTTGGAGAGCACGGCTGAAAGCATAAGTGGAAGATGTATGATCGTCCAGTTGTGGTAGGAGGACTTCCAAGATCTCGGCAGTGATACAGCAGTCGAGTCCATTGTAAACATCCTCTCGCTCCTGTTGGTTCTGAAGGTCTTCGGGAAGGGTGAGGTGGGTGCGGATCAGTTTCATTAGGAAGACCATAACTTAACGCCGACATCCTGTAGTGCTAATAAGATTTCTGAGGCGAGTTCCTGTTGGCAGGTCTCATCCCACGCTGAGCAATCAAGCTCTGACTCCCGTATTACTTTTAATATAGCCTCTACAGCCTTTTCTATTTCTATTGTCATCACTCATCACTCGTCTCTTTTAATCGTTTCAGTTCCCTTTCGCTCAGCCTTCCACGGTCCATGGTCGGTGTAGATGGAGCCGAGAAAGCCGAGTCCTTTAAGACTTTCCGGTTGTAAGGCGTGGTGAAGAAGCATTGTGTCGTGGACTGCTCCTTGCACTGCGATCCCTGTGGTCCTGAGGATGAAGGGGATGTCATACAATCCATTCTGGAATAGCTTAGGGATTGATTGATCCTCAAGCACCTGACGTATAAGTTCCCAACATGATCGTTCAGCTTTTGCAGTCTCCCAATAACTACCGCTCTTCCTTCGGGAGTCATGGAACGGAATAACCAAAGCAAGGTCTGGTCTGGGAGCAAATCCAATGCGCGTAATTTGCTTCCTGCTTGTTTCAATATCAACCGAAAGGATCTTGCATCCACGGATGAACCGACGGATGAAGATGCGGATCTCAGTGAGCGACGGGTCTGTCCAGATGATACATGGAGGCCGCGAGACATTTGGGGTATCTTTCTCTTTAAGGATCTTTGATAGATCCGCTACAGTTGTGGGTCTGAGTTCCCATTGTCGGGTGACCGCAGAAGGGTGGTAAGTAAGAAGAAGCTTATAGCCAGCAACACAATGAGTACTAACGCAAGTAGTACCACGAAGTTTTGTAATGCCGGTACGGCCTCCCATAGCCCAAAGAGCAGAATTGCCCAGACAGACAATGAGATTAGGGTCACAAGCAAGCACCTCATCACCAAGCCGGTCAAGCTCATGTTGAAATTCCTTCCGGACGTATTTGGATTTCTGCAGGATTGGATACCCAGCGATGCCTTCGGCTTTGCCTCCGCAGAAGTAGAGAAGGTCATTGCCGGGCGGGTGTTGTTGAAAGACGTTCGTTCGATACAACTCAGGATGAAGGTCCCATATCGCCGCAAGGGTCCATGGGTCCTTCGTCCGATAGTATTTGGAGAGATAGGATCGGTCTTCGGAAGTGAGGGTTATTACGCCTGCGTCGTTTAGCATACGGAGTAGCTCGGCGCCTGTTGCCCCTACGAAGCTCTTGCCGATCTTCTTCTCATTCTCGCCTTGGGCTTCGCCGATCAAGAAGATGGGTTTCACCGGGAGCCCTGCAATCTTCTGATCTCATCATCCAAATACCACTGTGCCTTCTTCAGATTCTCAATCGGATCACCTTTGTCCTGATACCGCCAGATGTACTTGATGGCATTCCCTACATTGAAGTTCATATGTCGAGTGACTTCGATACACTCGATCCCTGACGCATGTCGGCGGTAGTGTGAAGGATTGATCGGGTCTTCGACCACGGCCTCAACACCGACGGGTTCTTCGTCAGACACCGTTGTATGGTTCTGTGACTCCTGTGCATCGCCTTCACCAGAAAGCATATGGACCTGCCTTCGACGTAGGCGCGGCGCACCAAACATCTGTCCAGCGGCGTCATGTGTTTGCGGGTCTGGCGCGAGCGCGGTGAGGCCATCTACCATCTCCTTTTGCATTTCGTTGGTGAGTTGGAAGGGCTTTGTCATCTCTACTCCTCTTGTTCTACTTTGAGAATATCCGCTACTAGCTTCTGTAATTCGTCACTGTGATCACGCAGTTCTTTTGCCATCACATAGCATTCACGCTCTTCAGGCTTAGGGCCTGGACGAATGATATCAGCAGCTATCCGATCCACTATAGCCATGACAATCTTGTCTGCCAAAGCCATGCGCTCAGCATTATCTTCTTTCTCTTGTTCAGCTTCCCATTTCTTTTGAGCCGCTATGCGTTCTCGTTCATAATTTGGATTAGAAAAACCCATGCTTGGCTCCGTAAAGGAAAAAAGGGAAGGGAGACATTTGCGTCCTCCCTTCCAGTTAGCCCGGGTCAACGATACCGGGCGGGAGGCCTCAGTGTGCGGCGGGGGCGCTCGCACACTGAGGGAACTTTAGCTTACGCGAGCCGTAGAACCAACCTTCGAATACACCCGCTTGCCATCATCACTTGCCTCATGCTTGATGTTGATGATGACCTCAGCGTTGGGGACTTCATCGAGACCTTCGGCCATGGAGCGACCTGTGAGATCAACTCCACAATTGATTAGGAACTCCTTCAGCATGTTCGCGGACTTATCAGTGACATAGAGAGTGTTCTCAATCTCCTGTCCGACGATGGTTTCGCCTTCGGCCTCGAACTCGGTGATGGCATCAGGGTCCACATCATCCAATGGAGCAATGATCTTGTGGGTGAATTTCAGGAAGGGGGTTTTCTTCTTAGAAGATTCCCCTTGTTCTGGCAGGCCAACGACGATGGAGTGGTAGGAGCCCATTGGCAAGGTCGGAGCCGGTTTAATCTCTTCAGAAGGACGATTCAGAATGTCTTGGAAATTAGCCATTTGGTCATGCTTTCGTAAGGGGTTAGATTTCAGCAACATCGTCTGGATTGACGAAGTTAGAGGCAGCTGTAGCTGGCCTTCATGGCCATTGGATCTCCTTTTCTTTTTCTTTCTCGTATTTGGTAATCTCGTCCTTGAGAATTTCTTCGATGCGGAAAAAGCAGTCTGCTCCACTAGAGATTCGAGATAACGCCTCAAGGGCGATGGATAGGTTCTTGATTCGGAGTGTTGTATCACTCACTAAACTCTCCTCTGCATAACTACCGCCTTCGGTCTTACCTGTGGTGCGGCTGGCACAGGTGCTATCGCAGCGGGTTTGCCGCGAAGGGTTTGGAAGATCGTCGCGAGGCCATTTTCAGCAGGGATGGCCTTCTCTTTCATCTTCGATGGCATGGCGAGATCTATCATTACATCACTTTCAAGCTGTAAGGTTCGCTTCCCAGCAAGGTTCTTCAGCCTGATGTAAACAGGAAAGTACTGTGGGATCTTCGGTGATAGCTTCTGCCCTACCCCTTGCGGGAAGATCTTCGAGGTCCCATCTGCTTGATCCATGAGCTGGCCGTGGCAGATGACGATGACGTTGGTCCGGAACGTATCTGAAGTAAGATCAGCAAGGATCATCCCTACGGCATCTTGAGCGTTCTTGTAAACCATCCAGCCATGAGCTTTAGCTCCCGCCAAGAACACGTGATGATCATAGACCACATCACAGAGCCGCGATAGCGAGTCGATGACAAGGATACAATCTTCCCCCCACCCTGCCGGGTCTCCAAGATCAACATCACCATACTTCCAGTTATTAAGCATCTTTATGGCATTCATGGCGGCCTTGGGCGCGCCATCAATCACTACTCCATGAATGCCCATCTTATAATCGTCCCGAAGGGTACGGAACTCTACGTTGTCGAGTTGCTTAGGGCATTCCGTTAAGAGCTTCTGCTTGAGCGCATCGAGCAGGTTGTCAAAGTCCAGAATACGGAGCTTATACCCTGCCTTAACAAGGGACCAAAGCGCGGTGGTCTTACCGGACTTGGAGTCACCAAGGAATAGAACCTTGGTGAAAAGGTTGGATTGATGATCAGCTAGGCTGGGCAAGGAGCACCTCCGTGTAATAGGTTAAAAGATCCCCATCTTTGATGTCATAAAGATGCATGTGATTCAGTTGAATGGTCATGGTGGTAGACCCACCCATTGAGACCTTTATGTGATTGGGTCCGCGCTCCACCACACGGAACTTTCCTAAGGGAAGGATAGCGCGGAGTTCATTCATGTCCTTCATTCCTAAATATAATCCTAACTCTATCTCCTACGGCCCAAGTAGGCACCGCGTGAAATAAAATCGGAACTTTGTAACAATCAAACCAAACGTTGAATCCATCCTCCCAAGGTTCAATCTTTGTTATAAAAGTAGTGTCTCCGTGTTCAGTCCTTAACGGGCCTTGAGTGGATCCCATCTCTCGTCCTCCGGTAGTTGTATGAAATCACTCTTCAAGTAATGTTCTCTCACGGAAGGGTTCTTAGAGCAGATATCGCGAAAGCGGCACCCCCCATACATTCCACAAGACTGGTCATTCTGAGGTCAATGATCGGCGTTCGCGAACGCCTCAGCCGCGTTGAGCCAATATTCCAAATCTACAAGCCATTCGTCGATGAGGTCGTCAGAGCGATACGTGAACCCCCGAGCGAAGCGGGTGGTGAATTTCTCAAGGCCAATCTGAGCCCCTTCAATCACAATCCCCTTCACCTCCATATCCATCACTACCTTCCCGGCGAAGGTGTAGAGGGTCATTTGGTTGTTGGGGGCGAAGCCTTTGAACCAGTAATCCCCAATGGTGCTTTGAGAGGTCTTGTGATCCACAACGAAGACATTATCGTTTATCGTAACGACACGATCAAGATGACCACAGAGAAGATACTGAACGTCGGAATACGCAGTGGGGCCAAAGTCGAGTTCGAACTTGAATGACAGTTCCACCGCTGGCCGACCATTCTCTAAGATGATGGTTTTCGCGGCATCCTCACGATAGTTATCGAAATAATCTACCACCAACTGAAGCAAGGTCTTGGGGTTCTTGTATGTCCCAGCCTTGGTGGAAGTGTCTGGGTCCCAGTCTTTGATCCTCACCAGCAGTTGGCGCAATGTCTCGCGCAGTGCGTCTTCGAACTGAAGCCCGTTGGCGCGGAAGTTTTCGAAGTCTTGGATCGCGGAGTGGTACTCCCCGCCGAAGCGAAGGTGGATGTTTTCATCCTTCGCGACGTAGCCGTCGATCATGGTGTATTTGTAGTATTGAGGGCATTGTTTTAGGGCGCCGAGGCAGGTTGAGTCCCACGCTATGCGAAGGTGGGTTCCGGGCAGGTATTGGGAAGAGGGCACGGCTACTATGTTCATCTAGAGCCTCCTAATGAAGCCCTTACCAGGCGGCGGCGGGGTGAGACCTACATCTTTAATTTGCTGAGATGTTTTCGAGAGTGGAGCCGCGGCTGGCTTCTGGATCTTCCCCAAAAGGGCCTTAATATCCACCGCCGGTGCTTCGCCAGTGGCCTTCTTCGTCCTGCCTCCGGCTTCGCGGGTCATCCGTTGCTTTCGCTGATAGGCGATGATCTTATCGAGGTCTTGCTTAGTGAGATCTAGGGGATCGAGGGACATGAGGGCTGTGAGATCGGTTGGGGGTTCTGGAAGGTCAGTCATTGAGTGTGCACCTTTCAAGTAAGGCCACGAACTCAACGTTGGCGGTTTCATAGTCAGCCCAGAACTGTTGAGCCTTACGTTCTAGCTCCGGTTTGTAATCATCAGTATGACCAAGGGCCTCATCTGTCTGTATGGCTGAATAATGCTTGTTGGTGACTTTGGCATAAGCCTTTCGTAGCTGGTCGTTCATTCCGGCAACTCCGTTGTTTTCTTCGCGATGTAGAGGACATTGGACGGGTGGGGTTGGAAGATCATCAAATCGTCAAACCCTCCGCTTTGCTTCCGGCATTCATAGAGGGCGTTTACTAAAAGACGCTTGTCATCCTCGCCGGCGCATTCAACGAAGAGCCCGAACTCAAGCGCCGCGGCTTCTTCCCAGAAGTTCAGATAGGAGAGGGGGTTGGCTTTAGTTGTCATCACTTTGGCTCATAGTTATGAATTGCAAATGGCAGGCCAATTGAGATGAAACAAAGTCCCCACCCTCCATATAAATATGCACCATAGCAGGTTAATGCCCAACCTAAAAGACCGACTATAATACCTATGATTCTGTCCATCAGTCCAACTCACTCAAAAGCTCAACCGAACTAGGATCAAGGCTCGTGCGTTCTGCATAAACCCACCACGCCCCGTCCGTGTCCTCCTTGAGCTTTAGCTGCAAAGGGTCGTATTCGGAGGCGCCCCAAAGAGGCATGTTCGGTTCATGTACCTTCTTGTTTTCCTCACGGTGCAGAACCCGAGCTTTGTTACACCTGAGGCGAAAGTAATGCGCATCCGCGTAAGCCCCAAGACAAACCCGACCCCCTTTAGGGTCATCGACAACCCTTTCGAAGAAATCGAGGCAGTCTTGATATGACTGTAGGGAGGTAGGGAGAGACATTTCATTCACCATTCTATCTGTTCAGAGTCGATCTCAGTCAGCCGATCTGAGCTTCGGGTTGAAATGACATAATCAAGGTTCTTATTTTGAGGGGAGGGATCCTTCCGCACCAGCCAAGGGTCGAGATGGATCACATTCTCCCACTCCAAGCCCTTGGCCTTATGGCCTGTGGTGAGGAGGATGCTACCCGTTTGCTTGAAGATATGTTCAGCATAAGTAATAGCGGCGCGGAGGTCACGGCCTTGAAGCGCAAAGATCCTCATACACGCAGCCATGTCTGAAGCTGTCTTTGATTCCTTTTCAAGCCGGTCGGCTTCCCATTCCTTAATAGAGGCAAGGACCCCTTCACGCCAAAGGGTTTCTGGGCCCAGCTTCTTCATTATGCCAATAAGCCTAGGCCCAATATCAGAGCCAGCAATACTAATAGACCTACCCGCAGCCAGAAGACGGAATGCCACGGATAAAAGCGGGGCGTTATTGCGGCATATAATAGTGCTATCATCGGCAATATCACTAACGTGAATGTGAGATGGCTTATCAACTCGGCCTCCTTCTGAAAACCACCTGAAGTGCGGAA